AACAGACATCGCTGCGGTCGCTGCAAACTCTAAGCCCATACTAAGAAGTTCGGCTCCAACTGCACCATAAGCACCAACAACATTCATACCCGCAGAGACTTGTTCTTTTTGATTGTCGCTCAAGTGGTTCATGCTTTGAACCAAACTACCAGCTATAAATGTAAGCCCAATTAAACCACTGGAAACTTTGGACATTCCGCCAGCCATAGTCTGCATTTTACTGGCCATTTTTTGAGCACCGGCAGCAAATCTATCTATTTTACTAGCGGCTTTCATAGAAGCGTTTCCGAGCTTATCGGCTCCGCCTCCACCTCTGCCGCCTACGCCGCCTCCACCGCC